GCTTTCAGAGACGAAACTAAAAATAGTATATTTAATTTAACTAAGATATACGAGCAAATAGATTATAACGAAGAAACTGTTGATTTAAACGTTGGTAATTTTCAGTGGCTAAATGGAGTAAAAGATACTAAGGTAATGTTTTTACCTAATCAAAAAGGTAGATTTAAAGTGAACTGGGTACCTCCGCTAGCATTACAAAACAAAATAATTATAAAAAATGGAACGAAACATCCTGGCAACGAGCATATAGGAGCTTTTGGATGTGATTCTTATGACATATCTGGTACTGTAGACGGTAGAGGTTCTAAAGGATCTTTGCATGGCCTTACAAAGTTCAGCATGGAAGACGCGCCAGCTAATGAGTTCTTTTTAGAATACATAGCTAGACCGCAAACTGCTGAAATATTTTTTGAAGACGTATTAATGGCGCTTATTTTTTACGGCATGCCAATACTCGCAGAGAACAATAAACCAAGATTGTTGTACTATTTAAAAAGAAGAGGATACAGAGGATTTTCTATGAACAGGCCAGACAAAGTGTGGAATAAATTATCTGTAACAGAAAGAGAGATTGGTGGTATGCCAAACTCAAGTGAAGACATAAAGCAAGCGCACGCAGCAGCTATAGAAATGTATATAAATGATCATGTAGGAGAGAGCAACGAAGACTTTGGTTCAATGCCTTTTAACGACACACTAAATGATTGGGCAAAATTTGACATAACTAGAAGAACAAAATTTGATGCTGCAATTAGTTCTGGTTTAGCAATCATGGCTTGCAATAGGCATTTATATTCACCAAAGCAAAATACAGAGAGAAAAAAATTAAACTTAAGTATAGCCAAATATAAAAATAAAGGCTTTAATTCAAAACTAATAGAAAAATAATATGGCTGAGTCAGTTACATCGCATTATTTTCCTAGTCAAGTTGTTAGTGACATAGAGAAAGTCTCGAAAGAGTATGGACTTAAAGTTGGTAAAGCTATTGAGTACGAGTGGTTCAAAAGAGACACTGGTACAAATAGATTTGCTAGCAATCAAAACAACTTCCACAAACTACGTTTGTACGCTAGAGGAGAACAATCAATACAAAAATATAAAGATGAGTTATCAATCAATGGTGACTTAAGCTATTTAAACTTAGACTGGAAGCCTATCCCTATTATACCTAAATTTGTTGACATAGTAGTTAACGGAATATCAGAGAGAACATTTGATATAAAAGCATATTCACAAGATCCGTATGGAGTTTCTAAAAGAACTAAATACATGGAAGATATAATTGCTGATATGAAAACTAGGGATCTTAATGATTTTGCTCAAGAAGCTTTTGGTGTTACTATAGCTAGTACTCCTCCAGAACAACTTCCAGACAGTGAAGAAGAGCTACAATTGCACATGCAATTAAACTACAAGCAAGCGGTGGAGATAGCAGAAGAGCAAGCTATAAATACTATACTAGAGGGCAATAGGTATGAACTTATAAAGAAAAGAGTTAATTACGATTTAACAGTTATAGGTATTGGTGCTATAAAGAATACATTTACAAAATCTGAAGGAGTTAAAGTAGAATATGTTGATCCAGCTAATATCGTTTATTCGTACACTGAGTCTCCTTATTTTGACGATATATATTACATAGGTGAAATAAAGACAGTACCTATTAACGAGCTTAAAAAAGAGTTTCCTGACCTTACTAATGAAGATCTAGAAAAGATGAGCAAGCAAGGTTATCAGTCTACAGGTTTTTATAATAGAAGCTTAGCTGAGTCAACTAACTTAGATAGAAATCAAGTTCAAGTATTATACTTTAATTTTAAGACTTACGCGAACGAAGTATATAAAGTAAAAGAAACAGCCACAGGTGCTAGCAAGGTAATAGTTAAAGACGATCAATTTAATCCACCTAACGAAGTGTTAGAAGAAAGGTTTGGTAAAATGTCTAAGCAAATAGAGGTCTTATACGAAGGAGCTTTAGTTTTAGGTACTAGTCAGCTGTTAAAGTGGGAGTTAGCTAAGAACATGATGAGACCTAAAAGTGACTACACTAAGGTCAAAATGAACTACTCAGTTGTAGCTCCTAGAATGTATAAAGGTAAAATTGAATCTTTAGTAAGTAGAACAACTAGTTTTGCTGATATGATACAACTTACGCATTTAAAGTTACAACAAGTGATGTCACGCATGATACCTGATGGTATATACTTAGATGCTGATGGCTTAGCTGAAATAGATTTAGGTAATGGAACAAACTATAATCCACAAGAAGCTTTAAACATGTTCTTTCAAACAGGTAGTATAATTGGTAGATCAATGACTGCTGATGGAGACATGAATCCAGGTAAAGTACCTATTCAGGAGATACAGAGTGGCTCAGGAGGAGCTAAATTAGCTTCACTGATACAAACATACAACTACTACCTTCAAATGATCAGAGATGTCACCGGATTGAACGAGGCGCGTGATGGTAGTACACCTGATAAAAACGCCTTAGTAGGTATACAAAAAATGGCGGCAGCAAATTCAAACACTGCTACCAGACATATACTGCAAAGTGGTTTATTTTTAACAGCTGAACTTGCAGAGTGTGTATCTCTAAGGATATCTGATATTATAGAATACTCTCCAACTAGAGATGCTTTTATACAAAAAATAGGTGGTCACAATGTAGCTACGCTAGCTGAAATGGGCAGCTTACACCTATATGACTTTGGAATATTTATAGAACTAACACCAGATGACGAGCAAAAGCAAATGCTTGAAAACAATATTCAAGTAGCGCTGTCTAAAAATGGTATAGAGCTAGAAGATGCTATAGATGTTAGAGAAATTAAAAACATAAAGCTAGCTAATCAAGTATTAAAAATACGAAGAAAAAAGAAGGCGCAGCAAGATCAGTTGATGCAGCAACAAAATATTCAAGCTCAAGCGCAAGCAAACGCACAAGCGCAGCAAGTAGCTGCTCAAGCTGAAGTTCAGAAAAATCAAGCGTTATCTCAAAGCAAGATACAAGTAGAGCAAAGCATGATGCAAATGGAGATGCAAAAAATGCAGCAAGAAGCTATGCTTAAGAAAGAACTAATGAATCATGAGTTTCAGTTAAACATGCAAATTAAGCAGATGGAGACTGAGATATTAAAAGAACGAGAATCACAGAAAGAAGATCGTAAAGATGAAAGAACTAAAATTCAAGCTACACAACAGTCTGAATTAATAGATCAAAGAAAAAAAGAAAGTCCACCTAAAAACTTCGAGTCATCGGGTAATGATATAATGGGTGGCGGTTTTGGATTAAATGCTTTTGATCCAAGATAACACAAAACTATACAATTTTATAATATTTTATTATGGCTAAAAAAAAGAAAGTCGAAGCGGTCGAAGAGGTCGTTGACGTAAAACAAGAAGAGGTTGTTGAAGAAACGCCTCAAACAGAAGAACCTAAAGTTAAAAACGAAGTTCTTGAAGATGGTACTATTAAGGTAGATCTAAGGCAAAACGAAAATGTTGACAAAGAAGTGGATGATGACGTTGTGAAAGTAGAGATACCATCTAATACTGCAGAAGAACCTACAGAAGAGATTACTGAAGAACCTGTGGCTGAAGAACCTGTAGAGGATATGATAGCCTTAGAGGAAGTAACAGAAGAAGAGGTTGTTGAAAAACTAGAAGAGGACATAGAAGAAGCTATAGAAAAAGCTGAAGAAGAAGGTACTAAACTTCCTGAAAACATTCAGAAGGTGGTTGACTTTATGGACGAAACTGGAGGAACTTTAGAAGATTATGTTGAATTAAATAAAGATTACTCAAAAATGAGTGATAATGATTTATTGAACGAGTACTTTAAGCAAACTAAACCTCACCTAACTGACGAAGAAAGATCTTTTGTAATGGAAGACCTTTATTCTTATGATGAGGATCTTGAAGAAGAACGAGATATAAAAAGAAAGAAATTGGCATTAAAAGAGCAAGTTGCAAATGCTAAAAACCACCTAGACGGGTTAAAGTCTAAATATTATGATGAAATCAAAGCTGGTTCTAGGTTGAACCCTGAACAACAAAAGGCTATGGATTTTTTCAACCGTTACAACAAAAATCAGACAGTAGCTGAAGACAACGCTAAGTTTTTTAAACGTAAGACTAATGAAGTTTTCTCTGATGGATTCAAAGGTTTTGAATACAGTATAGGAGACAAAAGATTTAGATTGAATGTTAAAGATACAGACAGTGTTAAAGAAAACCAAATGGACATTGGAAATTTTGTAAACAAGTTCCTTAATAAGGAAACTAGTAAAATCGAAGATGCTAAAGGTTATCATAAGTCTTTATTTACTGCAATGAACCCTGATGTAGTAGCTAATCATTTTTATCAACAAGGAAAAGCAGATGCGCTAAAAGAAAGTATGTCAAAGGCGAAGAATGTCGACATGTCACCTAGAGGTACTTTAGCAGCAGAAACTAATCCTAATAGTATGAAAGTTAGGGCTATATCCGGCGAGTCATCTTCTGATTTTAAAATTAAAATTGGTCAAAATAGACCAGCAAACAAAATTACTTAAACTTTTAAAATTAAAAAAACAAAATTATGGCTTTAGCAGGAACTGGCGCTGAGTTAAATCACATAACTCCACGCCCAACAAAATCCCTATGGGGAGACAACTATCTTTCTTTTGACTCAGCGTCAGGAGGAGGAACATTTGCAGCTCAATTCTTACCAGAAATCTATGAGAAAGAAGTTGAAAGATACGGAAAACGTACAATCAACGGATTCTTAAGAATGGTTGGAGCTGAGATGCCTTTAGCTTCGGATCAAGTTATTTGGTCAGAGCAAGGAAGATTACACGTTGCATACGACGACGGTCTTACAGGAGAAGCAGTAAACATCTTAGACGCAAGCGCTAACACTATTACTGTTCCAAGTGGACACTTAATCAAAAACCATGACACTATTATTGTTTCTCACGTAACAGACAGTAGTAAAGTATTGAAATGTATCGTTACTAATAACGCTACAGCTGCTACTACTATCACTGTTGCACCTTACGCGCAAGCTGCTTTAGATACTGGCAGTGTATTTGCTGATGGCGACAACATTAAGTTATTCGTATACGGTACTGAGTACAAAAAAGGATCTTCAGGAATCACAGGTTCTATCGATGCTTCTTTCACACAGTTTTCAAATCGACCAGTTATCATGCGTGACAGATACCAAGTTAATGGTTCTGACACTGCTCAAATCGGTTGGGTTGAAGTAACTACTGAGAATGGCGCTTCTGGATACTTATGGTACATGAAGTCTGAGCACGAAGCTCGTTTACGTTTTGAAGACCAAATAGAAATGATGATGGTTGAAGGTGAAAAAGCTGCTGCTACTTTCGCTGGAACCGGAAACTTTGCTATTCAAGGTACTGAAGGTTTATTTGCAGCTGTAGAAGACAGAGGTATTGTTTACAACAACACTGACTTTGATACAGTTGATACTTCAGGTGTTACTGACCAAGTAGCTGCAGGAGCTCACACTGGTCTTGATACTTTTGATACTATCTTACAAGAGCTTGATAAGCAAGGTGCTATTGAGGAAAACATGATGTTCTTGAATAGAGCTACAACTCTAGAAATTGACAAAATGTTAGCTGCTCAAAACAACTATGGTGTTGGAGGTACTTCTTACGGAGTATTTAACAACTCTGAGAATATGGCGCTAAACTTAGGTTTCTCTGGTTTCAGACGAGGTTCTTACGACTTCTACAAGTCTGACTGGAAATACTTAAACGATGCAACTACTCGAGGATTAATCGGAGACATTGAGGGTATTATGGTACCAGCTGGTACTTCTACCGTTTACGATCAGTCTTTAGGTAAGAACATCTCTAGACCTTTCTTGCACGTACGTTACCGAGCTTCAGAAGCTGATGACAGAAGAATGAAATCTTGGATCACTGGATCTGTAGGTGGAAACTTTACGTCTGACGCAGATGAAATGGTAGTAAACTTCTTGTCAGAAAGATGTTTATGCGTTCAAGCTGCTAACAACTTCGTATTATTCAAGAAGACTACATAGTAGCAAATTAATGTAAATAATTACCCTCGTATTAATAACGGGGGTAATATTTACCTTTATAAAACTTTTAAATTATATTATATTATGAAATTTACAAAACCCGAAAATTGGGAAATTAAAGATAGAGTCTACATGCTCAAAGAAGGAATGTCGCCAGTAGCTGCGACTATATCTTCAAAACATTCAAGAAGAAATCCATTAATGTGGTTTGATGAAGAAAAAGGCTACCAAAGAGAGCTTAGGTACGCTACTAATCATCCATCTCCGTTTAAAGACGAACAAAAAGGAGTTGCCACACTTGGGCATATAGTTTTTAGAAACGGACAATTAAACGTTACTAAAGAAAACCAAGCACTACAGCTTTTGCTTTCGGTATATCATCCAAGGCTAAACAAGTTGTACAGAGAGTTCCAACCTCAAGTTATAGCTGACAACCAAGTAGATTGGATAGAGCTAGAAATAGAAGCATTAAACTTAGCTCAAAGTCTAGATATAGACGCATCTGAAGCTATACTAAGAGTAGAGCAAGGTTCTAAGGTATCTAAGATGAGTTCTAAAGAAATAAAAAGAGATATACTAGTGTATGCTAGAAATTATCCTCAAGCTTTCATAGAGCTAGCACAAGATGATAATGTTCAACTAAGAAACATTGGAGTCAAAGCCGTTGAGGCAAACATTATAAAACTAGCTGACAACAACAGAACGTTTAAGTGGGCTAGTAACGGTAGAAAATTATTCACCGTACCATTTGAAGAACAACCCTATTCTGCATTAGCCGCATGGTTTAAGACAGATGAAGGTGTTGAAGTATTCAATGCTATTGAAAAGAAACTAAATTAATAGTCACTTATAGGATGTGGTCATCTGTATAGGTGGCCACAAACTATATAAAAAGAAATTATGGCAGTAAATATAAATACAGTTTATCTAAGAGTTTTAGCTATAGCCAACAAAGAGCAAAGAGGCTATATAACTCCGCAAGAATTTAATACGCTTGCTAACCAAGCTCAGTTAGATATATTCGAGCAGTATTTTTATGATCTTAATCAGTTTTTAAGATTACCAGGCAATGACACAATTCACGCCGATCCTGTCGACATGCTCGAAGAAAAAATAGAAAAGTTTTCTATATTTAACGCACCTGCAACAAACGCTAACTTAGACGTACTTCAAGTTTACAGACTTGGAGCTGTTTTTGCTAGAGTTTCTATAAATGGTGCTACTCAAATAATAGAAGCACAACATATGAGTCACAGTGAGTTAAGGCAATATCTAAGTTCGCCATTAACTGCTCCAGCTAAAACTAGACCTATGTATACTATAGACAACAATTCTATAGTAATGCACGGAGATGGAGTTGACGGCACAAATATTAATTATATAAAAAAACCTGTAGATGTATACTGGGGATACAATATAATTAATGGAGAAGCATTATATAATCCAGCAACATCAATAAACTTTGAGCTTCATGCTTCAGAAGAAACTGAATTAGTTTTAAAAATATTATCGCTTGCTGGTGTAGTAATACGAGATCCACAACTGTATCAAATAGCTGCAACAGAAGACGCTAAAAGTATTCAACAAGAAAAACAATAAGAAATGGCATTATTTAAGGGAACACAACAACAATACTACGACAATAGTAAGACATTTACAGGCAATGGATCAACTACAGCTTTTGTTTTAGGTTTTAGTCCTGCGCCATTATTAGAGTCTGATATAGACGTTTTTGTTGATGGCACAGAAGTAGACAATGGAGATTATGTGTACGCTTCAGGAACATTAACTTTCGATACCGCTCCAGCTAATGGAGCTTTAATATTAGTAAGAGAAATAAACGTAGATGATCAGCTTGGTAATTACCAATATATAACCTTACAAGATATAACAAATAACTTTAGAGTTGCGTATGTTGGCGAAGGTAAGATAATATCTAAAGTTAAAATACCAGACATAAATTTTCATGCTCAGAGAGCAATACAAGAGTTTAGTTACGATACTTTAAAATCTGAGAAGTCCCAAGAGATAGAAATACCACCTTCTTTAAAAATGAAATTACCTCATGATTATGTTAACTATGTACAATTTTCTTGGAAAGACAACGCGGGTGTAGAAAGAATAATATATCCAGCTAGAAAAACTAGTAATCCAAAAGCAATATTACAAGATGGTAATTATAACTACGTTTTTGGTGATGACAATACTTTACTTACTGTAGAAGATTCAGAAACTTGGAAAGCATTTAAAGCTAACTCTGACAATGATAACACAGTAGAAAACGTAAGTGGACCAGATACTGATGCTACTTTAGCTGAAGGCAGAAGATACGGACTAACACCTGAGCATGCACAGTTTAACGGATTATTTTTTATAGATAATTCTAGAGGCTACGCTTTTTTTAGCTCAGATCTTAACGGCAAAGTAATAACTATAAAATACATAAGCGATGGCCTTGGAACTGAAGACGAAATGCGAGTTCATAAATTCGCTGAAGAAGCTATATACAAATACGTAGCACACGCAATATTAGCATCTAGAGTAAATACTCCAGAATATGTAGTGGCAAGATTTAAAAAAGAAAGAAGAGCCGCTATTAGACAAGCTAAATTAAGATTATCTAACTTAAAAATAGAAGAGATAAATCTTGTAATGAAAAACAAATCTAAAATAATCAAGCACTAAGCATGGCAGAATTGAAACGAACGTTTAGCAAAGGAGCTATGAACAAAGACCTCGATGAGAGACTTTTACCAAACGGTCAGTATAGAGACGCGTTAAATGTTCAAGTATCTACGTCAGAAGGTGCAGATGTAGGAACTTTGCAAAATATATTAGGTAACAAGCTACCGTATGCTGCTAGCATAGCTTCTAATTTAGGTAGTAATGCTATTTGTATAGGATCTATAAGAAAAGATGACACAGAATGTATATATTGGTTTGCTGTTAGTGACACTAAAAGCTTAGTAATAGAATACAATCAATTGCAAAACACTGTTACTCCAATATTAGTAGACACTAAAAGAGTTTTAAATTTTAGTAGAAAGAACTTAATAACTGGAGTAGAAATATTAGATGATTTTTTAATTTGGACTGATGACACATCAGAGCCAAAAATTATAAAAATAACTGACTGGAAAGGTTACACTAACAATGCATGGACACATACTCAAGTTGGTGGCGGTAACTTTGAAGAAAAGCATTGTACTGTTATAAAAGAAGGACCAAAAGTAGCTCCTACGTTAAAAATGAGTAAAACAACTAGAGAAGGTCCTATATCTACTACATTAATTGGTAAGTCATTTACGTTTCAAAACGAAGACGGTGACTTTGAAGCCGTGCCTGTTGGAGCGTATACTAATCAAGACGGCGATAATGTTGCAGACTCTGCTTTAAATAGACCTTTAGCTAATCCTGTTAACAGCGAAGTTATATTTTCTGGTTCTATACCAGACTTCAAGGAAGGAGATAAACTTAAAATAACTCTACTTGATGACCAAGGAGAAGAGGCTAATGATGATGTTTTTGTTGTGGCATCGGTAGAGCAAGCTTTTAAAGCTTATCCAAAAATATTTAAAATAAGTATAGACGCTGTAGATTCTAACATTCAAGAAAATGTAAGAAACTGGAAAGTTGAATTAATACAAAAGCCAGCTCTTTTTGAAACAAAATTTGTCAGATTTGCTTATAGATATAAGTATAAAGACGGCGAATATTCTACTATATCGCCTTTTAGCCAAGTTGCGTTTATAGGAGATGAATTTGACTATAACCCTAAAAAAGGTTATAACTTAGGCATGGTTAATCAGCTAAGAAAACTAGAGATTAGAGATTGGGCAGCCAACGTACCGTATAACGTAGTAGAAGTAGACATACTTTATAAAGATTCTGTTTCTAATAACATATATGTGGTAAAAAGCATAAAGACAACTGATGATGAGTTTACAGACTCCGGAGCCTTTATAGATCCGTACACAGGCAGAATTAACATAGATTCTGAATTAATATACAAAGTACTACCATCTAACCAAATACTTAGGCCATATGACAACGTTCCTAAAAGAGCAAAAGCACTGTCTGTCTCTGGTAATAGGTTGATGTTTGGTAACTATGTAGAGAATTACGACATATCTAGCGAAGGTAAAGAAATAACAGTAAAGTTTGCGTTTACTACCACTAGTGCTGAGTACTCTACTACTAACGCGATACCTTCTGTAAAATCACAAAGAACATATCAAGTAGGCGTAGTATATAGAGACAAGTATGGTAGAGAGACACCTGTGCTAACAGACACCACTGGATCAATGGCTCTCAATAAAGGCTACGCTGTAAGTAGAAATCATTTTAGAGTTAGGATTACTAGCCCAATTCCAGATTGGGTAGATACATTTAAGTACTATATAAGAGAAGTGTCTCAGCCATACTATAATTTGGCTATGGATAGACATTATCCGGCTGAAGATGGCAACACTTGGATAGCGTTTCCTTCATCAGAAAGAAACAAGCTGCAAGATGACTCTTTTATAACATTAAAAAAAGAGCACGATACTGATAAATTTGTTTCTAATGAAGCAAAATACAAAGTTTTAGCTATAGACAACGAAGCTCCTGATTTTATAAAACAAGAATTAGTTTCCAAAGGTACATTAAAAAGGTCTCTGGTAGGGGCTGGTTCCGGTAGTATATTTCACTCTTCAAGTGGATATCCTCTTTCGTCTGGCAGCTATATAGATATAAAGTACGGAGACTGGGTTAGGATATATGGAGGAACTGGTACTGAAATATTATCGGCTACACCTGTGCATCAATTAAATGATTTAGTATTGGTTATATCTGATGAGAACAATAAAACTAAAAAATACGAAATTGCAAATATACAGTATCTTTCAGAAGTACCAGAGCAAGCATACAGAGTAAATCTAGAAAAAAGGTTAGATTCTGAAGATGTTGCGTTTATAGAACCTTACAGCGCCTCAGAGGAAAAGCTTTTTATAGAAATTTTTCAAAAAGTTACTAAAGCAAAGCCAGAGTTTCAAGGCAGATTTTTTGCTAAAATACAAAGAGACTCTATACTAGACGAAGCTATTTTATTAGCACAGTCAGACAGTGAGCTTAGAATAACACAAAATATACCTACTATTGCTGCAGGAAGCCTACGTAGAGAAGATGGTAAGTTCTGGAAAAAGTTTGACTCAAGATGGTATTGGGATTATTTTTGGTACGACGAGCATCTTGCATCGTATGGACCGCTTGTTGGTGAAAGAACTCAATCTTTTCCTGGTGGATTAAGGCAAAACTCTCCAGGGTGGGGTATTAATTCAGGCGGAGATATTATAGAAATTGCATTTAATAACTTTGGTTCTGGTGCAAATAATTTTGGAGAGGCAGGTACTAACTGGGATAACTTTGGACGAGGTAATATAAATCCTGAATTTAGGGGATTTGTTAGAAGCCTAGAGACAATTGGTACAAAATTTAGATTTACAGAAGATCCTAGTAAAGACGAAAACGTGTACACAATAAAGTCTTTTGCTAGAACGCACGCTATAGCATATAATAATGGTAAAACTGATCGCGACAAAAGAGGAATATGGGCAACTGAAAGAGTTATAAGATGGACTCTAAAATTAGACAAAGCTATTGTTTGGTCTCCAAAAGACAACACAAAGACGTATACAAATACACCAGGATCTACCTTATTCCCTGGGTTTACTGGCACAGTGCAACTTGTTTCTGGTCTTGAAATACTACAGACTTTTTTTGAAGACGACGGGTACACCTCTGAAAACCCAGCTGTTTTTGAAACAGAACCAAAAGAGGTAGCAGAACTAGATATATATTATGAAGCTAGTGATGCATACGAAAAAGCTGCGCACGGATCTACTCAAAGATTATTCTATAGTAATTGCTATAGCTTTGGCAACGGTGTTGAGTCAGACAGAATAAGAGATGATTTCAATGCTCCCACAATGGGTAAGGGTGTCAGAGCGTCAACAGTTCTTGAAGAACAATACAAAGAAGTTCGTAAAAAGTCTGACATAATATTTTCTGGTATATATAATTCGACTTCTAGTGTTAATAGATTAAATCAGTTTATACAAGCAGAGCAAATAACAAAAGCCATAAATCCAGCCTACGGATCTATACAGCTTATGCAGTTTAGATTAGGTAAGCTAGATGTTTACTTAGAAGATAATATAATTAGTATATTATCTAACAAGGACGCATTGTTTAATGCAGACGGTAGTAAAAACGTAGTTTCAAGCACTAATGTGTTGGGATCTGCACAGCCTTACGCTGGAGACTTTGGTATAAGCACTAATCCAGAGTCGTACGCCAGGTACGGAAACAGAGCTTATTTTTCTGATAAAAACAGAGGTGTAATATTAAGGCTTTCTGGTAATGGATTAGAGCCAATATCAAGGTATGGATTAGAAGATTATTTTAGAGACAAACTAGCAGACGCAGAACAAGTTGTAGGTAGTTACGATGAGAATAAAAAGGAATATGCTTTAACATTTACAAATTCTACTAAAAGAAGTACGTACGACGATACTGTTACTTTCAAAGAAGATGTAAACGGTTGGAACTCAAGAAAAAGCTATATACAAGAAAACGGCTTGTCGTTAAACAATACATATTACACTTTTAAAAACGGTGAGATATGGTCTCACACCAATGAAACTAGAAATAACTTTTACGGAGCTCAATATGAGTCTTCTGTTAAGTTTATATTTAACGATGCGCCTGGTAGTGTTAAATCGTTTAAAACGTTAAACTATGAAGGATCTCAAGCTAGGGTATTTTTAGATAATCCAGACGCAAGTAACAACCCAGACACAGACAATAAGTTTGAAAATAGATTAGCTAAAAGTGGATGGTGGGTTGATTCAATAGAATCTGATCTTCAGAGCGGGCAGATAAAAACATTTAAAAATAAAGAAGGTAAGTGGTTTTATAATATACTAGGCACAGAGACTACTTCTGCAAACTTAGACACTAAAGAATACTCAGTTCAAGGCTTAGGATATATAAGTGCAATAACAGGAGCCGCAGGTAACCAAATAGAAATAATAATAGAATAATATGGCATTGATAAATTGTAGCATGGAAAAAAAGACGGCTGTATTGACGTCTGGATCAAGTAATGCAACTAGCATAGACTTAGAAATAATTCCTGATGCAGGTTTTGTAATTGCTGCTAGAGACTTTTCTGCAGGAGCTAATCCTGATGCAGCTAAAATACAAAGTATAACTCTATCTGATACCGCTACTTCTGGAGGTCCACAAAACGATGGTAGCTACGCAGTGGGTAATAAAGTAAAAGTTACTGTAGATTTTGTCAATAGTCATGCATTCAACGAAAGCATAACTTTCGATATAAATCCTAGCGGAGCTGCTACTGAAAAACATTTAGTACCTATTAAAATTCAAGGAACTTTTGTAGTACCAGGCTCTCCTAGCAAAGTTACTTTTACTCCGTCAGGTGTTTTAGATTTTGCATCGTCTGGATCATCAACAGATTTCTATGCGTATGATAATCCGGGTGACATAGTTACTATCATGGTAATGACAATAGCCGCAACTTCTGGTGATTTCATAGATATAAGCCCTACAATAGCTATAACTAACTCTAGTGAAGCAACGGCTAGCCAAGACTATAACGTAGAAAGAGTAGAAACAAGAGACTCATCAAGCAGGCTAACGCAAGTAGTTTATACTATAAAGCTAACTGTACCTAAGGTGGATAGAACTGGAGACGTCATAACGTTTACAGCTGTAGGTGAAGATATACCAGGAATTGAAAATAAAATATATGGCTACATAATGGACACTAGGCCAGCCAATTTATTTATAATAAATAGGGATTTACGAATATTTGCTGATGCAGGTGCTAAGTTTAGAATAAAAATGCAAAGAGGAACTAAACCAGGCTCAATTAGCACAATAACTAATCTTTCTGGTGGAACTGGGTACACAGCTAGTAACGGCGTAGCAACTATTTCATCAGGAAGCGGTACTGGCGCAACAGTTAACATATCTGTAGGTAGCGGTGGGGTTATAACTTCCGCTACAATCAACAACGCCGGATCTGGCTATAGTGAAGGCGAAGTACTAACAATATCGGGTGGTAACGTTAACGCTAGTATAACAATAAAATTGGTCTTCACCGTGGATGCCACCGATGGTGTATATGTGTTTGACAACTCTAAGACTACTATAGCTGGTATATTCGAAGGTTCGGGGTCTTCTACCACGTATCCTTCAGTTATAGATCAAAGCGATGGTAGTTATGATCCAGCAACAAATCCAGTTACGGTTGACGCTTCAGGGGTGTTTTTTAAAATTATAGTAATACCTGCAGACTCTGAAAGCAAAGTATATAGGTTTACAATTACACCAGAAACTGGAACAACAGTAGACTTGAGTGCGCCAGATATAGACACAAGTACTAACCCAGATGTTATAACTTTTGATATAACAAGAAGAGACTTTGTAACTATAGAAGCCGCATCTAATCATACTGTTCCAAACAATGCATTTTCAAGAACAGTTACTAGCACAATAGAATATTTCAACCACTTAGGTCAATCTATAGGAGCTACAAAGCCTACAGGTAAAAAAGAAACTCAACCAAATGAGCCTTTAAATACTTATGATTACGACTTAGTTATAAGAGATCAGTCTGTAGATTTCCATTTGCCAAATCAATCAAACTCTTATTTGTTAAGCGATTTAAATTATACCACTACGCTTAACAATGGTATAATAGAAGAACCTACAATATTGGCTGAGCTAAGAGCAAATGCTAATGGTTTTAATGCAGCAGAAATAAATGCAGCTGAATCTCCAAATCATACAGCAGCAAACGGTAACGATGTAATGTCATCAATAGTGTTAACATTAGCTCAAAGGCAAGCCTTAACTAGCAAGTCTAGTTTTAATGCTTTTAGTTTTAGTGACGCTTATACTGTAGCGGGAGATGATGGCCATTTTAAAATAAAGTTTTTTACAACTGACAC